ACCAAGGTTTTTGAGAACCTGACTCACCAGACCTGCATCGGCCATTTCCTTGAGCGCATTCGCAATCAGCGGATATTGTTTATGCGGGTTTGCAGCGTCAACGTGAGCTTTCATCACGCTGTCGGTGTAGGCCTTTACCTCAATAACCTTGTCGTCGACATACTGGCGCGTTGCCAGCACGACGGACGGGTCAATTTTCAGGGTAATAGCCGACGTGCTCGACACAATCAAAATCATGCGAATGGTCTGCGTGCGGCCGCTACCCTCCTGCAGTTGCGGCTTATAGGTCTCAGGGCAGTTCGCAACGGCAATCAGGATGCCGTCATCGTCATAGAGACCAATCTCGCGGATCCAGAACCCCCCCTCATTCTCGGGAATAATCTGCTCCGCGATAATCTGGCTGGTGTTGTTAGGGTCAACACTCAGCAGGTTTAGCGGCGCGATGCGCTTCTGGTTAATGAGTTTTGTCTGAGCGGGGTCAGGGTTAGGCAGTACGCCGTTCGCATCACCGACCGCCATCTGCGTCAGGTTCAGCTTCGTACCGAGCGCGGTCGCATTTGCCAGCCTTGCCGCGCCCTGATTGGTCAGAATGGCATAATATTTCGAAGTCATGCATTCACTCTCAGGTTATCAATCAAATGGATGGCCGAGGCCGGATAAAACTCACCGCCGACGGTAATTTCCTCGGGGGTGTAGGGGTAAACCGTCAGCGCGTCACCGAGATAACAGCCTGAGCCGACATAAAACTCACCGGTCGAGCTCAGGCTGATAGCCAGCCCGGTCAGGTGGCGGCTCGCGGGTTTGGCGTCTTCAATCAGGCGTTCGAGCTCCTGATACATTTCATCCGTGATGCCACTATCGAGCACGCCGACAACGAGGCGGAATGTGCCGGGTTCCTCGTCGAGCTGCCACCACTCCCGCACTTCAATCAGAAAGCCGAGCGGTTCAACCACCCGACGCAACGCACTGATGGTGCCTTTGTGCTGATGAACGAAAAATGAAGAAGCGCAGACGCTGCGTTTTGTCGCCTCCGGCCACTTTTCATCCCAGCGGTCAACCGACAGTGCCCACGCTAGGTACGGCAGCAGGTTTACCGGACAGGTGCGCCAGTTCCACAACGTGCGCAGCGGCACCGGCACGCGCTCAAGCTCTGCCAGCGCATCGGCGGCAGCAACTTCCAGCGGAGATGAGCCAACGGGTAACAGCCGGTCACTCATCCGAGCCCCCGATAGTTAACTGGTAATCGGTGCAGCTCGACGCCTGCGATTTACTGAGCACAATGTCGGCCAGCGGTGAAGCCAGTTCGACACGCTGCACCCCTTCAACATGCAGCGCCGCATAAATGGCTGACAGGCGAATATCACGACCGAGGCGGTGCTGCGCGCTGATGTAACTCTGCAGCTTCTGCTCGGATGCCTGCCTGATGGGTTCGGATTCGGGGCCGGGGTACACGTACAGCGTCGCGTCAATCTGGTACGGCACAATCTCGGCTGACTGGACGGTCACGCGGTCACCCACCGGGCGCACATCTTCGGCATTCAGGGCTTTTTCAACGATTTGCAGTAGCTCAGGACTGGCGGTGCCGTCGCCCTCGCGAGATAACACGGAAATCGTCACACAAGCGGGGGTCGGGCTTTCGACCGAGACGTCAGCGACACGCCCGTCGGCACTGCGACCGTGATATTCATACGCCGCAACCGGACCCGCCACGCTCAGGCCCTCAAATGCCTGCTGCGTGCGCAATAGCAGGTCGGCATCAGACTCCATAACGGCAGGCGTCGGCGGAATCGTAGTGTCATCCGCCGGGGTGATGGTCAGACGCTCGGTGTTGTTGTTTGCCGCTATGACGTCCAGGTCGTTACCGGTGGCATACGCCAGCGTCACCGCCTGCGCGGCTTCATTGACACGCTGACGCCAGATAACTTCCCGGTACGTGTTTTCCTGTAACAGCTTCACAATCGGCTCAGACTCAAGCGCGAGCGTCCGGGCGACCGCCTCCTGCTGGTCTTCGGGATAGAGCGAAATCAGCGTCGCAATACGCTCCGCAAGAATGGTTTCATAGTCCAGTTCCTCCACCACATCGGGAACGGGTAACTGACTCAGGTCAACAGTTGCCATAGTGATTTAACTCAGTGAAACGATGGTTGAAACTGGCGTACCGGTATCGGTATGCACCCCGGTAATATCGACATACATCGCGCTAGCGTCACCGGCTTCAAAGCTGATGGAAGTCAGCCTGATGCGCGGCTCCCACTTCTGGATCGCCGAATAGCACGCCACCATGATTTGCAGTCTGAGCGCCGGATTTTCCGGCATATCAATCAGTGCTGACAGAAGCGAGCCATATTCACGGCGCATCACCCGCGACCCGACCGGCGTCAGCAGAATGTCGCGCATGCTCTGGCTGATGTGCTCGGTGTCGCTAATGCTGCGGCCACTGCTGCGATTCATGCCCTGATAGCGCACGGTCATTGAGTTCCCTCCGTACGGCTTCCGCCTCTTTGAACGCCGCCGTGGTCATGGTCATCAACCTGCACGCCGTTTGAGGTGAACTTGCCGCCGCTGTGCTTGATATCACCGCTCATAGTGCCGCCTTTCTGCACCTCCAGCGTCGCCGTCGTTAGCTTGTTGGTACACACCACCTCGGGAGTGTCGAGGGTGATGCGCTGCGCGGCTTTCACCAGCACCATTGGCACCGTTGCCGTGATGGATTCCGATGCGGTAATGTTGGCGGTTTTGATGCCACTGACCGTCAGCTCGCTTGTCTCGGGCTCGTACTCGATAACCGCGCCATCGGGGAACGTCACATGCCACGCATCCGTCGAGGCCGACGGGGCGGGATTATCGTCAGAGAAAATGCCCGGCAACACGAAAGCGGTGTCGAGCTCGCCGCCAATCGCCAGCAGCAACACCTGCTCACCCACCGAAGGAGCCCACCACGTCCGAGAACGACCGGCGCGGGTGGTAAGCCAGTTCAGCCAGGTTGTCTGGATGCCGCCGCTTTGCACGCGACAAAGCCCTTCGGCCGTGTCGACCTCAGTCACCACACCCGAGCGGATGAGGTTACGTATCGCGCGCGCAAGTTCTTGTATGCTATTTAGTGTATTCATTTGCAAAGAATGCCTCTTGTTAAGCATCTGAACAAAACGATTCGACTGTATGATCGTCTACACAATGAGGCATTCATTCATGTATCATTTGAACGTCTAACTCATTCAAAAACCACACGAAACATATGGTAGGTAATAATGAAAGCATGGTCATCATTCTGGCGCACAATTAAAAAGATGAAATATATAATTGGCGTCTTTTTTCTATATTCAGGGTTCATAGTTAGCCTGTCTCTTTATACAGGCAACTATAATTCCACGTTTATGGAGAACTTCCTTGTTAATGCAAATTCATCAATTTTAGATTTCCTTGTTCTTGGTGTGATACTTTATTATTTTGAAAATAAAAGGCAAAACAACGACGATATTCGCGATCTTATTGAAGATCTTGAAAATCTAGCAAAACATTCGTCACCCGAATCGAATATTATGAAAATGAAAATAATACGCCAGCTAAATTCCAAAGGCATATATAACATTCAAGTTCCTAGAATCGAGCTTGATAAGATGTCCACTATCAAATACCTTAAATTTAAAGATGCTGATTTAACCGGTTTAAACATGAGCGACTCCTACATCAGAGAATGCTCTTTCGAAAATTGCACAATTCAAGCCCTGAATATTACAAACAACAGAATGAAGACCGTTAAATTCACAAACTGCAAGCTAAAAAACATAAAGGCATTTAATGTTCAATTTCAAAATGTTATTTTTGAAAACTGTAGTCTCGAGGGCGGTTTTTTTACAAATAGCGACATGAAAAGTTGCCTTTTAAAAGGGTGTGACTTTAAATCCGTTACCTATGAAGGCGCTAACATGCGGAATGCAAACTTGCTAAACGCAACAAATATCAACGTTCAACATCTTATAAAGGCTAATAATCTAGATTATTTAATTTGTGACGAGCAGATAAAAACTGAGATGAAAGCGGAGGACTCAACAATAAAGATATCCAGGGGGAGGGTACGAGGTCAGGGAATCGAACCCAACTCAGTGGGTAACCCCACCTAGACACCAGTCCACCTCTATCGATAAGGTGCATAATGATTCTCGGTGTAACTAAAGTCAATGGTTCCGGCTCAAAGAATCCATAATTAGTATCTCTATTTTTTGTAGATCTGAGGAAGAAAAGCCAAGCAATTGGCGAGCCTCGTACTTCACACCCAGACTGTTACGATTTGGCCTGTCTTTAAGGCCGTACTGATGCACCTGCGCCATGCGCTGCACCTTGCCGGTAAACTCCACCACCGCCGCACTGTCGGTGGCTTTGGCTTTCATATAGCGATTGGTTCGCAGTTTGGAAAACATCTCACGCTTAATACGGCCTTTCTTATTCCGCACCGGCTGGCGTTTTCGGGCGACATACGGGGTGCCGTCGGGGGTCAGCTGTTGCTTAATACGCCGTTGCTGACTGGTGCGCAGCCGCTTTGCAATGTCAGCCGCCATTTTCCGGCGCGCCGCCGGTGACAGGCTGGCAATCAGACCGGCAAGACGTTCCTGCAGTGCGGTTAATTCACTCATCCCACTTACTCACCAGTTCGCCGTTAACGTATAACTCCATCGGGCGCGTCACCGGTTCAGGCAGGGGCGGCTCAGGGGCATAGCTGACGTGCAGCGCCCCGTCGACTTCTTTGACGAGCGTGCGCTCGGTCAGTCTCAGGCTGATACTGATATCGAGCGAATCGTCGTTATTGATATCAATAATCCAGGTAAAGCCTTTATCCCGCCCGTCGTCGGTGGTCATGATGTCCGGCTGATGTTCACGCAGCCACGCCTGCACCGGCACGAATATCAAATCAAGGTCGCCGGTAAAGTCGGTCACCACTACGTTCAGCACATACACCTTTTCAAATGACAGCGAGCTCGCGAGTCGTGAATCGGTATGCCCGTTATCAGCGAAAAGGCGCAGCATATCCGGGTTGTTTTTCAGTTGCGGCACGGCGCTAATCAGCGCTTTGCGCAGGCTTTTGTGCTTCTGCATCGATTTCGTCCTGGCAGTGTTTGACGGTCTTAACCTGCAACGCGCAGGCAGTGAGTGCACCCTCAAGGCGGCGAATATCCGCGCTCAGGTCACCATTGGTTTCCGGATCACTTCCCGGCATCGGGCAAAGGCTCACCCTCGGGCATCCGTTGACGACAATCACCGGCACTGGCGCAGGCGGCGCGGGTGTGCAGGCGACGCACAGCGTCAGGGAGGCGAGTGTTATACCAGCGGCGAAAGGCTTCGTTTTCATTGAGTAACCTCGTTACAGTCTGCTCACGGCGGCTGGCGTCTTCGCTGGCCTTTTCGAGCTGTTCGCGCAATGCCACCTGCGCGGATTCATTGCGTCGTGAGAGTTGAACGGCAACACTGAGCTGATTTTTCAGCATGCCAACCGTCGTTTTTTGCTCACTGGCGACGCGGTTTGCCGTCTCAAATGAGCGGGATAAATTGCCATTCTCATGGTGTAGCCACAGCAACCCGAGCACAGCCAGTACCAACAGCGCGGTTAACACTTTCATTTCACTCCCTTCAGACAGTAAGTACGCTCACGCTGACGGCGGTTTTCCAGCCCTTTGTTTTTCGTGCCGTTGACATACACCCAGCGGGTAAGCTGGTCGCATGCCTGCCACCACTGATGACGCTTGATGTAAGAGACCAGCGTCGAGCGACAGGCCGCGCCGGTGCCGACGTTAAAAGCGAAGCTGACCAGCGCATCGTAAACCGGCTGCGGCATAGTGACCGGCGCGCAGACAGCAAGGCGTCGCTCAGTCGTCAGCACATCAGCGACCAGATTTGCCGCCGCATCGCGCTCGGTGATATTGCTTTTCGGTACGACCCCGGCAGTGTGGCCGATGCCTGACGTCCACACGCCCGCGCTGCACTGGTAGGGGCGCAAACGGCACCCCTCAAGGTCGGCAATCAGGGCCAGACCATCAGGCGAGGTATGCAGCAGACGAAAATCAGGCATCAGTACCGCCAGCGCCAGAACTGCGGCCACACTGCAACGTTTAACGATTGAGCTCACGGGTTACCCCTTTATCGATTCCCATATCGGTCAGATAGCGAAAGGTTTTGCGCCGGTACCAGAAATTCACCGCCGCCGTAAAAATGGCGCACAGGCTACCGACTCCGAGCGCAAGCTTTTCAGGCGTCTGTGCCCCAAAAAACGCCAGCAAAACCGCCAGCCAGTAAGTGACAAAAGTGCTGATTTTTTCCATCGTCAGTCCCATAGATTCAGGCTCTCCGCCGTGGGAGAGGTTTCAACGTCGGGCAGGTCAATCGCCGTGCCATGCGGCAGAATGACACCCAACTCCGACAGGCCGGGGTTCGCCTGCAGCACCGTCTCGACCACGCCCTCAGTGCGTCCGTAATACCGGGCGCAAAGCACGTCGAGGGTGTCGCCCTGCATCGCATAGACTTTCATCAGAGCTGACCCACGATGCAGCGCGGTTTATCCTGCAGGCGTGCCACCGACCAGCGCATATCCCGCCACAGCTCATCAATCGTTGACTCCACGCTGTCGGCTTTTTTGTCGCCTTTGCCGGTAGCCTCCACGCCACGATAACGCTCATACAGGGTGGCGGTTGCCATTGCCGTCACGGCACTCAGGTAGTGGAAAAGGCGCTCACTTTCACCGTCGATTTCCTCCGCAGGCACGTCGGCCAGCAGCTTAAAACCGGCGCTAATCTGGCGTGTGCGGTAGTCGTAAAGCTCAGCATTGGTTTCCGCCATGCCGGTTTTAATGGCATTGCGCAGACGTGCGTCGGATACCGTGTGCTCAAGGCGCATCAGCTCGCGCACCCGTTTCGGATCCACGTCCGGGAAAAAGAACGTGTTTTTAATTACCGTAACGCCCGTCTCCGGCGGGGGGATGACCACCCCCGGAACATCCAGCGAATCATCGGGCGGATTCAGTATCACTGTCGTCATGACAACCTCATTAGGTTGGGCGGTGGACGCCGGTCGCCGTCAGGGTCAATGCCTGCTTTGACTGGCGTGCCGCCCGGCTCGGGGAGCGTTCGGTTAACCGGCGGTTTTGACCGCCTTCGGTGGACGCCCGCGCTTTGCCGCTGGCTTTGCAGCAGGTTTGCGCGTGCGCGGTTTAGTCGTTTTGCGAGTTGCCGTTTCTGCTTTTGGCTTTAATGCCCGTTCCAGTCGCTCAATGTCTTTACGCACACCGGCATTGCGGTCGAGCTGCATCGCACGCTGAAACTGTGCCAGCGCCTCGGCATCCTGACCGGCATCGCGCAGAGTCAGGCCGGTCACCTTGTGCAGACGGGCTCGCACCATATCGGGAACGTCTGCCCCGTCGGTCAGACTGATGGTGGTCAGCAGCAATGCGAGGTCGACAGGCTCCCCGGCATCACGCAGGCGCAGCGCGGCCAGCGCCACTTCTTCAACCAGCATGTAGGGCGTCGTGCGACGATGGTCAGAGGTGAGGCCGTATTTCATGGCATAAGGGGCAATTTCCAGCGCGCCAGCAACGTCACCGGCATCGAGACGCCAGAGCATGACGGTCATGACGATGTCATCCTGCGCACCACGGCCATCAGTCAGCACACCGGCGACCCACGGCGCATAGAACGGCAGCAGCTCGCGCTTTTTCTCGGCTTTGCGTTCGTTTGAACGAATGTTTTTTAACGTGCGACGGTCTTCGGCCAGCTTTACCAGCATCTGTTCGTAAGCGGATGCATGGCGCAGCGGGGCTTTTTCCCGCTGCGCGGTTTCAGAGGCCGAGACCCGCATCATGTGACGCTGTGCGGGGCTCGTCATGGGCTTACTCTCCGCTTTCCGGTACTTCTGGTTCAGGCGCGGTGAAATCGCCCAGGGTGATGTTTTCCAGCAGGCACCCGGCGGCATACGCTTCGATGACGTAATCGATGTTCATCGACTCGTAGTTTTCGACGCGGTCCTTTTTCGGGCTCTCATCAATGCTGCGGCGATGGCTCTCATCCATGAAATAGATAGAGAGGTTTTCCAGAGTGGTCACCAGCACGGCATTCGCCGGGAAGTACGGCACACGCACTGCCGGTAGGTTGCCGATGCGCTTCTGGCTGATGATGATATCCGCCGCGAGCGACTCGCTGTTTTCCTGCTGTTGGTTGACCAGCGGGAAATATTTGTCGGCCAGCAACTTACGGCCCACGATGGCAACGAGTTTCGGGTCATCCTGATAAATTTCATCAATCAGGGTGTTGGTGCCGTCCATCACCAGCGCGTCGAGGTTTGCATAGTCGCCGTTTTTACCGACGCGGATCACATCAGAAATAACGGTGCCGTCTTCGGCGGTGATTTTGCTCATCACGCGCGCCGGAGCCTCGTTGCGGTACTTCTGCAGCCAGCCGACGGCCACATCCTGCAGCATCGTATTTTTGCTGCGGTCAGAGGTGTCGGCACGGGTCACACCGTTAAAACCGGCCATAATGAAATCAAGCGCCTGACGCTGAATGATGGCGTCACGAATGCGGCGCTGGAAGTCCTGGAAACGCGCCCACAAATCGAGGCGTTTATAGGTCAGATGGAAATCGAAGTTAATCTGATTGCATTCGTACTTGTTGGACTCCAGCGCGGTGAAATCGGAAGTTTTACGCTCACCGTCGCCCGAGGTGTCGGTGGTGCTGGCGATGGTGCCGGTCACGCCGACGCCGATTTTCTCACCCTTCATTTCTGCAACGGGCAAAATGTTAATCATCTGCAGAAATGCGGAGGACGCCTGCACGGTGTTCATCAGCGTTTGCGTGACGGACGGCTCGACGGTGAATTTTTTGCTGACGTCATCAACGCTGATGCCGTTCAGCTTGGCGAGCTGGGTCAGATAGGCATTGAATTTAAAACGGGTTTCCTGACGCATAATATTTCCTGTTTGAATTAATCGGTTTGTCACAGCATCGGGCGGGGTCACCGCCCTGTTTCGGGCCTGCGGTTTATCAGCAGTCGGTCAGCATTTCATCGCCACCGCCGCCGCTGGATTTCGTGCGTCGTGGCTGGCTGAAACTTTCCTGCTCATCGAGGGTGGTTTTGAGGGAGGAAAATGCCTCGGTGGTTTCTTCAACCTTGCCGGTCAGTTCCTGCCGGAGCGTGGCGAATGCGGTTTCCATACTGGAAAGGCGTTCATCCTGCGCGGTGAGGTTGGTCTGCACATGCTCGCTGACAGTGGTCACCGCTTCATGCACATCGTTCAGGCGCGCATCGTCGCTGACCTGCTTACGGCTGAAAATGGCTTTCACCTTATCGGCCAGGCTGTTGAGCACCGTGTCGGGCAGGTCTTCAAATTCCAGCTCGGCCAGCGTAGTGACAGAAAAAACGTTTTCAGGATTGGCTTTAAAGCGCGCGAGTGGGTTGTGCTTCGCGTTGCGGCAAAATTCCAGATACTCGGTGCCGAGGCTCGCCGGGTCATCGGTCACCGCAAGGCCGACAAGGTAGCATTTGCCGGTATTGGCAAAATTCGGCTGGATTTCCATGGAGGTGTAGACCTTCTGCGCGGCTTTATTCAGCGCGATAAGGTCATCGGTCGGGGTGATTTTGGCGAACAACGCCCACTTGCCGTTAAGCGCAGAATCATCGTCAATCTTTTCGGCTTTCAGCTCGGCTACATCGCCATAGCGTTTGAACACACCATCAGGCAGCAGGCCGCGCAGGTGTTCGAGGTTAATGCGGCAACCGTAGACGCGCGGGTCATAGGATTCTGCCATTTCCTGAATATCGTTAGCGCCGATAATGCGCCCGTCGCAGGTGTCACCCTCGACGCCGATACGAAAGAACTTTGAGACTTTTTTTGCCATTGTCAGGAGTCCTGAGGTTGGGGTTACTGGTCAACGCCAGTTTCCAGACTCAGGGCATGCCAGACCACCGATGACGAATGGCTGACCCATTACACAACAGCACCTTAGCGAATCACTGACGGCCATTAAGTAGCCTTGCCCTGAATCCACCACGGCGAGGCATCAATGACCATTTCCACCGATACAACGCTAATGCATGACCCGCGCCGACAGGCATCACTGCTTTACTGGCAGGGCTTTTCCGTGCCACAGATTGCCGACATGCTCCAGGTGAAACGCCCGACCGTTCAGAGCTGGAAGCAGCGCGACGGCTGGGATGGTATTGCACCGATTTCGCGCGTCGAAAGCAGCCTTGAGGCCAGGCTGATTCAGCTCATCACCAAGCCGCAAAAGTCGGGCGGCGACTTCAAAGAGATTGACCTGCTCGGGCGGCAAATAGAGCGACTGGCGCGGGTGAACCGCTACAGCCAGACCGGCAACGAGGCTGATTTAAATCCCAATGTCGCCAACCGCAATAAAGGGGACAGGAAGAAACCGAAAAAGAACTTTTTCAGCGATGAAGCTATCGAGAAGCTGGAGGAGTTATTTTTCGACCAGTCGTTCGACTATCAATTGCAGTGGTATCAGGCAGGGCTCGCGCACCGTATTCGCGATATTCTCAAATCCCGCCAGATTGGCGCGACGTTCTACTTCTCACGCGAGGCATTACTGCGCGCGCTCAAGACCGGCCACAATCAAATATTCCTGTCAGCCAGTAAAACGCAGGCATATGTGTTCCGTGAATACATCATCCAGTTTGCGCGACTGGTCGACGTTGACCTGACCGGCGACCCGATTGTCATCGGTAACAATGGCGCAAAACTGATATTTCTCGGCACCAATTCCAACACCGCGCAGAGCCATAACGGCGACCTGTATGTCGACGAAATATTCTGGATCCCGAATTTTCAACGGCTGCGTAAAGTCGCCTCGGGCATGGCCTCGCAAAAGCACCTGCGCTCGACCTACTTTTCGACGCCCTCGACACTGGCACACGGCGCTTATCCGTTCTGGTCTGGCGAACTGTTCAACAAGGGCCGCGCCAGCGTATCCGACCGTATCGATATAGACATCAGCCACACCGCGCTTTCAGGGGGTCAACTCTGCGACGATGGCCAGTGGCGGCAGATTGTCACCATTGAGGACGCCCTTGCCGGTGGCTGCACCTTGTTCGACCTCGACCAGCTCAAGCGCGAAAACAGCAGTGAGGATTTTAAAAACCTGTTTATGTGCGAGTTTGTCGACGACAAAGCGTCGGTATTCCCGTTCGAAGAATTACAGCGCTGCATGGTCGATGCGCTGGAAGAATGGGAGGATTACGCGCCGTATTCCGATTGCCCGTTCGGTTCGCGTCCGGTCTGGATTGGCTACGACCCGTCACATACAGGCGACAGCGCCGGATGCGTGGTTCTCGCACCGCCGGTGGTGTCGGGTGGCAAATTCCGCATGCTGGAGCGTCACCAGTGGAAAGGTATGGACTTCGCCGCACAGGCGGAGGGCATCCGTAAGCTGACCGAAAAATACAACGTCGAGTACATCGGCATTGATGCGACCGGCCTCGGCCTCGGGGTGTATCAACTGGTGCGGTCATTCTTCCCGGCGGCACGCGGCATCCGCTACACGCCTGAAATGAAAACCGCAATGGTACTCAAGGCAAAAGACACCATTCGCCGCGGTTGTCTGGAATACGACGCCGGGGCAACCGACGTCACTCAGTCGTTTATGTCGATTCGTAAAACCATGACCAGCAGTGGGCGCAGCACCACCTATGAGGCCAGCCGCACTGAGGAAGCCAGTCACGCCGATATCGCATGGGCCACCATGCACGCCCTGTTAAATGAGCCACTTTCCGCCGGTAGCGGCATGCACCCTAAATCTATTCTGGAGTTCAACTAATGGGTAAGCAAAAATCCCGCAAAGCCGCTGCGCAGAAGGCCAGCAAACCACAGCAACTGACCGTCAGCGCACCGCCAAAAACGACAGCGTTCACCTTTGGTGAGCCGGTGCCGGTGCTCGATAAGCGCGACATTCTGGATTACGTCGAATGCACCAGTAACGGCAAATGGTACGAGCCGCCGGTCAGTTTCTCGGGGCTCGCAAAGAGCCTGCGCTCGGCGGTGCATCACAGCTCGCCGATTTACGTTAAACGCAACGTGCTCGCCAGCACCTATATTCCGCACCCGCTGTTATCCCGTCAGGATTTCAGCCGCTTCGCCCTCGACTATCTGGTGTTTGGTAACGCCTTTCTTGAGCAGCGCCATAGCGTCACCGGCCAGTTAATTAAACTGCTGACGTCACCGGCGAAATATACCCGCTGCGGCGTCGATGATTCGATTTTTTGGTTTGTGGAAAACTTCGTCACCCCGCATGAGTTCGCACCTGATACCGTGTTTCATCTGCTGGAGCCTGATATTAATCAGGAGATTTACGGCCTGCCCGAATATCTCAGCGCGCTTAATTCCGCCTGGCTGAATGAGTCGGCCACGTTGTTTCGTCGGAAGTATTACCAGAACGGCGCACACGCTGGGTACATCATGTATGTGACCGACCCGGCGCAAAGTGCGACCGACGTCGAGGCGCTGCGCGATGCAATGCGCAGCTCGAAAGGACTCGGCAATTTTAAGAACCTGTTTTTCTACGCACCTGGCGGAAAACCCGACGGCGTTAAAATCGTGCCATTGAGTGAAGTCGCCACCAAAGATGATTTTTTCAATATCAAAAAGGCCAGCGCCGCTGACCTGATGGATGCACACCGGGTGCCGTTCCAGCTCATGGGCGGCAAGCCCGAGAATATCGGCTCGCTAGGCGATGTTGAGAAGGTGGCAAGGGTATTTGTGCGTAACGAGCTGTCACCGCTACAGGACCGGTTCAGGGAGGTAAACGACTGGCTCGGCATGGAGGTCATCAGGTTCAAAGAGTACACCCTCGACAACCCGGAATAATCCCCCACAAGCCGCCATCATGGCGGCTTTTTCATACCCTGCCACCATTGCGCATCAGGCGCGCCACACGCGCACGACCACACCAGACCACCAACGAGCCGACAGCGACCACGACCGCGCCAGCACGACGCGCTCAGACGCAATTATTTAATAATGCGCACCACCGCTGGCGCGCAATGCTTTCCCCGCCACGCCTGCCCGCTTTATGGGGCGGTTTTAATGCAGTTGCATGACAGCTCCGGACCCACGCCAGATCTGGCGACGCCCACCCACAAAGGGCAATCCTGAAGCATGCGAAACAATGCACCTGATGCATGCACAGCTAAGAAACGGAAAAATCACAGGAAATGATATAACTATCACCAGTATAAACTTTGCCGATGATAGTTATGTTTTTCAAATATACGCTACAGTTGATAACCTAAACATCATCGAAGTAACTTATTAGTCCGTCCGCTAAAAATCATGCTTCTTCAATGTTCATTAATTTCAAGAGCACTTCTCCAGTACTGGCATTGGACATAAGCTCGTTTAAAGCTTTGACTAACATGTCTTTATTTCTACAGTTAACATCTTCCTTGCCATACGAAATAACACATGGATAGCCATCCGATTCATTTAGTCGCCACTCAGCGATAATCTCTTTAACTTTAGCCTGGTCTTTCCTTGTAATGAGAGATAATGCTTTATAGTCGATATAAGGGTTAACGCCTGTAAATGCACTTGCCGCGGCAGTTAAAACCGTTTGATTAGTCGCGAGTTTTCTTTCGCTCGTAATCTCCAGCGATACACGACCTTCGCTGTAATCTGCGATACTGTCGCCTAGATCTTTGATTACACCAAGTATTTCTTCTTTGTTATCTCTTGCTTTTCGTGCTGCTTGTAAGCCAGCGGTCAGCGAATTTTTGAAATCCATTACATTAACCTCTCTTTATCACAGCAATAACTGGCAAATGATCAAAGTGTGTTTTAGAACCTGTGACTAACGCTTTTATCTCTTCACCGTTAATAATTTTAACCTTTTCTTCCAAAAGACTCCAATCCCCACCGGATAGGAATGATGACGAAAACATGATTTGGTCAAAAGTATGCCAGCGAGTAGTTGATCCGCCTTTATAGTAATACGTCCCATATGTGCTTAACTTGTGGTCAGTTGATGGGAAGCTAACTGATGCCCCCATAAAATTCCAGAATGGGTTGTATAGAAAAGCGCTATTTTTAAGAACTAAATCTCTATCCCTTGTGGCACCAAGAGCATGAGTAAGCGATTTATTAAATGGGTCATCATTGTAATCGCCTAAGAAAATAAAATATTTACCTGACTTATCTTCAACACACCGATTGAGGGCTCCACGCAAAGCTTTTCCAAGCTCATATCTTTTTGGCATTTCCTCATTGGTGTCGTTTCCTCTCATTGGCCAGTGAGAAATATAAAAAAATATATAATCCCCACTATCATTATGCATGAGTTGGATTTCTTGACCGGCTCTTATCTTACCGAGCAATGTTTGCTCGATAATACTTTTACTATCAATGTACGTGAATTTATTTTTATTAATAAACACACACATATCATGCTTTATATTTCCATCTGTGTATGTTCCATCATAAATATAAAAATCACTATTAGCAAAACTCAAACTAAACAACTCAACATCTAAAGGCGATATCTCACCAAGACATAAAACATCTACGCGATGAGTAAGCAACATATCGATAATAAGGGCAAAGGCTATTGTTAACTCATCCTTAGTTGAGCGGTCTCTCTTTACTGCTGGGGATAACCCTGTATTCCACCAACCTATTGATACGGCCTTATCCATTTATTCCTACCCAGTAGTCTTTTGGATATAATAACAAACGATATTATAGCTACAGTCCAACAAAAACTGACCCTATGATATCAAACATAGGGTCAAGGTTTGTACAAATTTCAGAGCCTAACGCCAGCTTTCATCTTCCCAGACTTCTTGAAGGATACTATCAAGTGCTTCGCGGTCTGAATCCTTATCGAACCCCATCAACTCGACGCCGGTCATTGATCCCTTTTTAACAGTAACCCGCGTTGACGGGAAAACAGACTGTATTCTCCTAGTCAATTCGCATTGAAAAGCTTCAATTACCGGCTGGCCTATTTTTTGGTCTTTATCTAACGTGATATTTACTTTCACATTGCCAATCTTTGCAAAAGTTTCATCTACAGGCGGCGCGGAAAAAACAACAGAAAAATTATTGTTTTTCATCAGGTTGCCCTTTGCTATCTCCGCTATAAGGTTCAATGCGATTTCTCGGTCTCTTTCCTGGCAAGCACCTTCAGCCGTCAGGCGCGCAATCATTTCGACCCGCTCAATCATAACGTGCTCATTTAGTTCTCTTTCCACACAACCCCCACTACGAGATACTGTATAAATACACAGTAGCATGTATCGGTAAAAGGTGTGAAGAAAAAAATCACGGTTAAATACACTGTATGTACATGATAAGGATGAATATTAACGACTATATTTTCGTTGCCAGCTCCGCTAAAGCCGCGACACGACTGAGGATTTTCCTAGCTTTAGCCTGATGCGATGGCGCTGCGGAAAATAATTCGCCTTTTGCCGTTCCTCGCAGCCATTTGCCATCAAAACAGCTCTTACCACCTGCCATCAGATGCAGGGCTTCTCCACGGCTGATGGTTACGCCGGTTGTCAGGTGTATCTCGTCGATGGTTTTCTCTATCGCGCCGTTTTGCTCATCCCTTCCGTGGATGAATTTTCTCCTTATTCCCAGCTTTTTCTTCCTTAGTCGATTTGTCAGCTCACGCCTTTCGCGTCGACTTAGAGGTTTTGATAGATCGAGTTCCGATGGATCGCTTTTGCTTCCCGTACAGTTATTGACAGAACTCCGAGAGGGCGCAGGAGCGCCCTTAACGTCAACGGCCAAATCAACGGCACGCTTCGGCACAATTTTCCACTGCGTTAGCCGGGTTAAAATCGGGGTGTCAGCGCCGACGGCGGAATCGTACACGCCACGAATGCAGACGGTTTCCTCGCCATACTGGTTAAACTCGGCGCGCGGTTCATACAGCGTGCGCACCTGCAAATCATCGCGACGGACAAACGGGCCACCCTGCGCATTAACGTAACCAGCCCAGTCACCGGCGTCGGCTGCATCATGGACGGCGGCAAACTCAACGCTTAGACCGTGCGCAGTCTCGGTATCAGCGAGGCGACGCAATTCACGGTAGACCGTCACCGGCGCACCGCCGATAAACTGGAATTGACGGATATGCCAGCGCGCCGCCCATGCTGATACGGCTGGGGCTGTCTCTTTCAGCAGCTCACCACTTTCGTCATCGGTTTCACCATCGAGGGCATAGCCGTCGATATTTTTCGAAATGTATTTAGCGACATAGCCGGTAGCGCTGCCTTTTTCCGGGTCAATGGCCTCGGCATGAAAACGGGCTTTTTTGGCTTTATCGCTTCTCAGTTCGTTGTGGTCTTCCTCCCACGCATAATCACGGATAATGAGACGTACGCGCTCGACGTCTTCCGGCAACATGAACATAAGCATGTGCCAATGCGGCGTTCCGTCGTGATGAGGCTCGGCAACACGTATGCCGAAAATGCGGATTTCTTCCCGGTGCAGCTTGGCGCGTATGCGCGCCCAAAGGCTAGTTAGATAGCTCTGCGTGTCCGATGGGCTGGCACCATCCCATTTGCTGTTACGGTATCCCGCTTTAGTCGTGGCGTGATATTTAGACGGTGCAGTCAGGGTGTAAAACTCCCCTACATAACCGAGCTCATTGCAAATGTTTTCAAACCCACGAATGCGGGTCATCAGTTCGCAGCGGCGTATCGCAGGGTTGGCGACCGAACCGTCGTATTTTTCGATAAGGCTGATGCGGTTGCCGTCTTCGTCTTCGAGATCCAGCCCCTTGAGAAACTCACGCGTGCGGCGCTTCTGTTCGCGCCAGTCGGTGACGCAGTTTTTACTCGCGTAGGCGTGCTTATTCTTGCTGACGTTGCCGACAGCAATGTGTAGATGTTCGCGCCATGCCGAGGCGACACGACGCAGACGATTACGCCACCATGACTCAGTAAACATGCGGATTACAGCGGGGGCAATATCATCTTTGTTGAAGTATTTATTTGCCACGCGCTCCCAATGGGGAGGGGTGACATTAAATTGCAGAGAAATAAAACCAGCGTGCATGTACCAAGCGTATAGCGTTTTGAGTTCACCACAACCTGAATCATCAATATTTGCCAGCTCAGAACGAATGAAATTAGCAATGTCATCGGCCAGCAGGTCAACATCGGCGCGCGACATATCAGGGAGGCGGTTATATCTGGCGACCAGATTAACCATACGTGACGCCAGATATTGCATTAGTCGGGTGTCAAAATGACCACCGAAAACGGCGGTTGATACATTGCTGTTGATACCCGCGCTCTTGTATTTTTTTGCGACCAGTTCAAGACGTGGCAATGCTTTTTTGCAGAAACTGATCAAAAAAGTATTGGCTCGTTGACTGCCCTGATTTTGCTCCAGCACCGTAACGGTACGATAAACGTCAAAACGCACACACTCGGGCTGAAGAGAAAGCACTTTTTTCGCATGCAGCGAAGCCGCGAACATACGGTCGCGGCGATACTGTTGGTCGTAGGTAAGATATGGGCTGGCTATTGCCGATCGTGGGGCATTCCACGCATAAGCATAAGCAACCGTAGAGCTATGCATCAGCGTTAGCCCCTTCAATGGCTGCTATGCATAGTTGCCCTACCCGCTCAATTTCTGCCGCCATAGCGTCTATGGCAGCAATATCCGAGCTATGAATATGATGGTGTATCAGGCCTGAAATGAGCTGATTAATCTTCGGGTAATAGCCGATTGTATCGAGCCATTCCTCACCAGCTTTTTTACCTGACTTAACTACTTTCTTTTCATTCAAGATAAATTGATATTGGTCGCTGGTAATAACCCATTTATCACCAATTCCGATGCAGAGGCTCATAACTCACCCCCTACCATTGCTTCAATTATCGATAATGTGTCAGTAGTACTGATAGGAGTGATAGATAACATCACCCAACTGCCACAACCGCTAATTAAGTTATCAATTGGTAAGATGTGAGTGATTTTTACAATAAGTTTATTACCAGTGTATCCCCCCTCCCATTCCCGCAGTAACAGAAAATCATCGCGTTTAAAATCACGGTCATTGATTCTGAATTCAGCTTTTTTATAACCAGATAAAACATCTGCAAAAAACATCGATCCAATTTTTAAACTATGAACTGTACTCATTTAAACGCCCCTGTAATGTTTTGATTTGAGCTCTGCTATTTGCTGGCAGGTGACGCAATAGGTCGCGCCCGGAATTGCAGCGCGGCGTGCTTCCGGGATTGGTGCGTCGCATTCTTCGCAGAGGAAACGAGATGGCGCAGCGATGCGGCTGCGTGCGGTGTTGATATGGCTCTCGCGGTCTTCCTGCTCACGCTGTTGTGCTAAATCCATTGCGTCGGCCATTAGCGCTTTTCCTCCGCTATCACTTCAAAATCTTTGCTGTTGATGGAGATGGTGGTTATTCCCTTGTCGTCTTCTCCACGAATGCCGATGAAATCATCGATATAAAAGACAGCCATACGCCCATCACGGCGTAAAAAGGTACCGAGGCGAGGTGGCCGAGAGCCGTCTTTGCGAGTAATGATTACCCGCTGGTTAGGCTTTAAGTGGCTGGTTTTCATTAGTGCAGCTCCTGTGATTCGTTCTCAAAGCGGGTGGCTTCACGGCGAAGCAGTTCAGCGGCTTCGGTGCCGCTCATACCCTCTTTAGTGATATGGATAGCCAGTGCCTCAAGACGGATTGAAACAGCGAGCGCGCGGTCTTTACGCTCTTCTTTTTTTGCATCGGTCAGCAATACGGCAAGCGCATCGCTATCAGTGTTAAAACTACGAAACTCGGTATTACGCATAATTAACTCTCCTGATTTCGGGCAATAAGAAGCCCGGCGGGTTTACGCCATTAAATTTCTGTTTGGATTAATTCGGCATGGTTAGCCGTTTGGGAAATAAGCTCACTACTGCACGAAAATGATTCATCGCTGTAATAAGCGCCTTTTTCTCGTCAGTAGTCAGCTCACTTAATTCGAGCTCATGACGAGCCGCCGGTATTTTTGCCAGAAAGAAAATAGCGGCCAGCGCCCGGTTATTTTCTTCAAATTGTGGATCGCGTTTATCGCGCATATCATCGACAAAGCGCTCAACCTCTTTCCAGCTATCGCCCCAATATCTCGCGCGCAATTCAGCCACATGATTGAGACCGGCCAGACGTTCACCCGCTTTTAGCGGAACAGTCGCGGAAACAGCTTCGATAGCCATGACTCCCCCTGCTTTTGAGTGGAAAGGCCAGCCAATAAATCAACCTGTGAGCGGCTCGGGTGCCAGCGCTTGCCGTCCTTACCTGCAATCCAGCCGTGTCCGTAGTGCATGCCGGGGCTTTGTTTAACGAGCAGCGACGCGAATGACGGTTCACTTTTCAGCATAAGCACCTCAAATCAGACCGAATGACGCGCCAATACCGCTCATGGTATCGACCACACTCGTCATAGCTGGGTTTGTCTGCAGACGTGCATGCAGCGCCAGTGCCGACAAAGACAACATGCGAATACCAGAGTTAACGCTTTCAATCATGGTGTTCTTCCGGGCAGAGGTCAGTCGCTCATCAGAGACCGCGCCGCTCGCCAGTTCGCCGAGTTCACGCATTGCGCGCATGACATAAGACTGCAATTTTTCTTTAGCCAACTCATTAACCGGTACGCATGGCAGGCAATGAATCTGCGCCAAAAAACCATCAACGAGAGTTGAGTCTTCTGTCAGGTCAGTCAGTAGCCACAATTCAGGCGGTGTAAACTGGTGGGGCTGTTCCGGGTTGAGCTTGTTACGTAACGTTTGAACGTTCATACCCGCACGCTCGGCCAGCTTCGCCATGTTGTGACGCTGTGCAAAAGCCCGGCACGCTTCGTCATAGTGGGGATGTTTGGAAACCTGAAAATCAAACATGTTGCACCCTTCCAATTCACATAAAGTGAATTAAGCGCCGATAACGAGTTGAAAACGGGAATGACCCAACGCCTTACGCAACTGCTCTTCTTTCCAGCGTGCGTAATAAATGCGAATCGGGCCACCTGCTTTCTTGCAGCCTTTACGGATGGTGCGGGGTTCGATTGGTACACAAGGGTTGTCGCCAGTTGTCCAGCGGTAAGCGGTGCGTTCAGAAACACCCTCAAGCTCTGCGAATTGTTGCAGAGTAACGATAGGTGCAGGCACTTTGAGGATTGCGATTTCAGAAGCCATATAGCATGATCCCTAAATTGATAGTTTTCAGACAGTGAGTGCATAGTATTTGCCAACGCTTGCCACACACTGCCACCATTTATAGCGATATTAATATCAATATTAGTATCACGCAACATTGGAATGCTAATTTTAATGATTGAAGCCAATTTTAATAACGAAGCGTTACTAAATAGAATTTGTGAGGTATACGGGTTTACTCAGAAAATCCAACTCGCCAATCACTTCAAAATCGCCGCAAGTTCCTTACAGAATCGCTATACGCGGGGCAACATGTCGTACGATTTTGCGGTACATTGCGCACTTGAAACTGGTGTGAGTCTTAAATGGCTTATGACAGGTGAAGGAGATAAAAACCTTTCAGCTAAGGAAACCCCATCCTCAATCGAGCTTTCTTTATTCGAATTAAGTGAAGGTGAACTAATCAATATTGGAACTCTCTCGTTCGATTATCAGTTTTTCGCTAAGCAGCCTAAAAAAGGTAGTTGTGTGAAAAGTGATAACAGTACTTATGTCATCGAACAGGAATCCTCTTTGTCTGACGGTCTTTGGTTAGTTGATATTGAAGGCGCTATTAGCCTCCGCGAGTTAACGGTTCTCCCCGGCAAAAGGTTGCACGTGGCAGGCGGCAAAGTGCCGTTTGAGTGCGGGATTGATGAGATAAAAACGATTGGTCGTGTAGTGGGTATATACAGCGAGGTTAACTAATGGCCGTCCGTAAAAATCCCGCTGGCGGCTGGGTTTGCGAGCTCTATCCGAACGGCGCAAAAGGTAAACGCATTAGAAAGAAATTTGCCACCAAAGGCGAGGCACTGGCCTTTGAACAGTACACCGTACAAAATCCGTGGCAGGCAGAAAACGAAGACAGGCGCACAGTCAAAGAGTTAGTTGACGCATGGTTTAGTGCTCACGGTATTACATTGAAAGACGGTCTAAAACGTCAGTTATCGATGCACCATGCCTTTGAGTGTATGGGCGAACCACTCGCACGAGATTTCGATGCGCAGATGTTTTCTCGCTACCGGGAAAAGCGGTTAAAAGGTGAGTATGCTCGTTCAAACAGAGTGAAAGAGGTATCACCTCGCACGCTTAATCTTGAGCTGGCCTACTTTCGGGCGGTGTTCAATGAGCTGAACCGCCTCGGAGAATGGAAGGGTGAAAATCCACTCAAAAATATGCGCCCATTCCGCACGGAAGAAATGGAAATGGCCTGGCTAACTCAGGAACAAATTGCACTGTTGCTCAGCGAGTGCAATCGACATGATCACCCTGATTTAGAAACCGTAGTAAGAATTTGTCTCGCTACCGGCGCTAGGTGGTCTGAGGCCGAGAGCTTGAGAAAAAGCCAGCTCGCAAAATATAAAATCACCTATACCAACACGAAAGGCAGAAAAAACCGCACCGTTCCCATCAGCCAAGAGCTTTACAATTCTCTGCCTGATAATAAAAAAGGTCGGTTGTTTAGTGATTGTTATGGCGCGTTCCGGTCTGCGCTGGAAAGAACGAACATCGAACTACCTGCTGGTCAGCTTACTCACGTTTTGCGTCACACTTTCGCCAGTCACTTTATGATGAATGGTGGAAATATTTTAGTCTTACAACGTGTGCTCGGCCATACCGATATAAAAATGACGATGCGATACGCACACTTTGCGCCAGATCATTTCGAAAGTGTTATCAAATTAAACCCGTTACGCGAAGAGATATAACATGACCATAGAAGATATATTAACCAAACTAACTAAAGAATTAGTTAGAATCCATTCTAAAGATTTCAACTGGTCTGAAATGACATTCCCCGATTTTACTACGTCTGACGAAGGTTACCAAGTAAGCTTTAGCAAAGATGCAAAAATACAAATGCTTGAGCTTAGCGAATTAATCTTCACTAATCTAGACAGAACTATATATAAAACTGAGTTAAAAAAGATATATTCATTCATGAGAAATGCCATTGCTAATCTTTTTTCATCTGGCAAACTCCATGAATACACTGATACAGACACCGAAAACGTAAAGAGAGATATTGAGAAGAATCTAAAAACAAGAATTGAAGAACTGATAATCTTGAACTCAAGAGAACTCACCCATCACTATTCTGCAAATACTGTTTTTTTACATCACCATCGATCAATAACGATTGGTCCAGTTGAAATTAACAACAGAGAAGACTGGATTAAAAATAATGAATTTAATAATCAGACACTTAACAACCACTACAATCAGAAAGAATTAAATTACAAATGGAAAGAGCATGTAATTCAATACTTACATAACAATAAAGAAGAAACAATTAGCGCACTTGCATCAGATATCTATGAATTCACTAAAACAGGCAACTCGGTAGTATCAATAAAATTAAATAACATTGAGAGCGAATTATCATCAAAGCTATCCAAGATAATCTGTAAAACAACCTTGGACGCATTATCAGCTCTATTTGGTGACAAGAACTATTTTTATCAAAATACACTTTATGAAGACAGACAGCCACCTATATCATATAAAATAATAAAATCCCGCGATGGTTATTTAACTACTGCTGGATTCACTTTATCGAAAAGAATACCACATAGGAATGGTTCTGATTTTCTTGATGATTTAGACGAATATAAAAATATTATCGATGGTTTCGCATTTATTCTTTCTGGGTTATCTCAACCAGATACTCATCAATACCCTCAACTTGCTAACCGATGGGCTACTGCATTGGAATGGTATGCTGAAGCCCAGCGTGAAACTAACGAATCAATTGCTTTAGCAAAACTTGGGACTTGCCTTGATATACTGTCTTGTGGAGGGAAAAAAGTTGGCATAACGAATTTAATTTGTCACTTATTAGATGTGGATGAAAATTACATACTTAAAACAAATAAAAGAGAAATAAAGTTAAGGGATGTTATTGCAAAATTATATAACTATGGACGCTCACAGATTTTGCATGGTAACCATGTAGATCGTTTGCAGTCATTTGAAAAAGAGTGTGCTGATGCAGCATATTTTTCTCGAATTGCTCTACTTGAGATAGCTTATCGATTACAACATTATCAAGGAGAAGATTCCCCGACTGCATTTAGAAAAATACCACCACATATCTAA